CAAGTAATTTCTCAACTAGCTTATCAAGCTTTGCATTGATTTGATTGAAATTATCATGCATTTGTTGGATCTCTCTCAGGAAGTCAACCTTGAGAACGTACTCTAAAGGCATACGTTTTAAATCGTCTTCCAAGACGTCAATCCTTCGCTTTTGCGAACCAATGTAATTAAAAGCTTGTTGGATCTGGTCGTTTTGCCTGCCAAGGATCTTGCCTGCGACCCAACTGCCACCAGTAATAGCGGACACAACGGCCGTCAAACCGATAGCAATGTATTCAGGCCCCACGACCAAATTCGCTTTTTTCTAATTCTAAGGTTTAGTAATCAAGTTGGAGTTTACCTTTTTTCATAAGACCGTTAATCATCCAAACAAGAGCGTCAACACAGTCATCATGACTACTAACACCAAAGTTAGTCAGCTCTTCAAACATCGCGGTAAAGTTGCGATAGCGATTGAAGATGATCTTACGGTCCTCAAAAAGTCCCATACAACCACGGAAGCGTGCCAGCTTATCAGCACGGAATCCTTTAACGGGATGCCAATTCAAGTTGTAAAGACTTTCGTTGTTTAGACACACACGCTTAAAGTCGGCTTCAAGAGAAGCCTGGTACTGCACGGCTTCTGAGTAAATGTCACACGTGGAGTAGGTCGGGAAATAATTACCGCTTTCATCGCAGCCAAGTATCGACCAATCATTAAGCAATTCTTTAAGAGCATCTAGTTTTTCTAGGTTGCCCATCACACGCAAGCGGCGGTAATCAATGACGTGAATCTGATCTCCGATGCGTCCACCAAGTACCATGACAGTATAGTCATTCTTTTCTTTCGTACCAGCGGATAAGTCAACCCCCACAGCAAGTGTGTCGAACTCTGTTGCAATCTCCGCTTTGACAATCAACTCTGGAGCCAACGACAATTCGTTCTGTCTGATGACTTGATTCATGTACTGGAACGAAAAAGCAATAGGCGCTTGTCGTTTCTTTTCTTTCAAGTAATCCAATGACCACATCTCTGGCCAATAAGACTGCTCATCCCCTGTCTTGGGATCTTGCAAGATTGCAGATAACACAATCTGCAACCAGTTGTTTTGTGTATTAAAGGTTGTGGAATGAATGTCATCATGTCTGAAGCGGGTACCAAGGCAGATAGCCCGTGCCCCTTCAAACATGGTGGGTGCAATCACCGCATTCCAGTTGTCCTGCATCTGTTTACGGATATCAGGGTTGGAGATGTCTGCTGCAGATTTAATGGCGTCATCAATGATTACAAGGTGTGAACGCTTGGAGGTCACCGAACCTTTAAGACCTGCTGCGCAGAGTGTGAATTGTTCTTCACCCGTGGTGTCAATGCCCGCAAACTTATGGTCAATCGACCAGTACTCATTACTGGTAACGTTCTTAAGAAGACGGACTGTTGGGAATACTTCTTGGTATCGTTTGCTTTCGATGATGCGTTTAATGGTTGCCGACTTAGAACGTGCGATATCAACCGTGTAAGACAAGTAGAGGATCTGTAGCGGCTTCTTGGCTTGTGTGTGGATACCAATGGCCCAGGCAGTGAACAGACCGAGGACCGTGCTCTTGGCGGAGCCCCTGGGCGCCAAGAGATCAACGTTAGGTCCAGCAATCTTCAAGAGACAAGTGCTGTCCTGATCGGTTACAAAGTGACGATGCCACTCCTTGTGGTGTTGAGCAGGAGGTTTATCAGCTACATACTCACAAAAGAAACCAAAATCTTCCCTTGCTTTTTGAAGAGATTCAAGGTTTCGTGGAATACGAATTTGTTGCTTGCGTGCAGCAGCTTGTGCGTTACGACGGTAGGCAAGATGCTGGTATGCAGGCACGGTAGGTATCGTTCAGTGTATTACTGAATACTACCCTATTTGTTATCGTCTTTGTTTCTTTTGTTTGCTTGGTATTTACGTGCTTTATCTAGGGCTGCTTTTCTTTTCTCTTTATCCGACATCTCACTTCCGTCTTCGTTCTTGGCTTCTTTTTTCTTGAAGTGCTCCAAGAGTTCAGGCGGCATTTTATTTTTGCTCATTCTGTTTCTTCTGCATTAATGCATTCATGACATCTTGGCCCTGTGCAACATTCTGCGCAAGGGGAGTTGGACGACGAATACCAGCTCCTGACTCACGATTTTTTTGAAGTTGACGAGCAACTTCAAACAAACGTCCGGCAATATCTTCGCCGAAAACAGGAGGTTGCGGAGGTGGCTTTTGCATAGGTCTAGTCTAATTTATTTATTCTTCCATTTGCATGTGAGACCATACACTCATCGATGCTTCTTCCAGTGGGACTTCAATCGGGTCATCTTTGAAGATGGTCAGTAACTCACGTATGGCGCGGTCAGCCCCAGCCATTAGCAAGCCCTTGCGATCTTTGTTGCCCGTGAACAGATCAATCTGGGCGATGGTGCCACGGAGTTCTTTTTGCATGCTGGCGATCCTTGCAACGCCAGAATCACGTTTGACAACACCGTTATCAATGTCTTCTCGAAGCTTGCGGATGTCCTCCTGCATGGCTTCAATTTCGTTAATCAAAACCTTGCGGTGATCAGGCTTTGGATAGTTGTGTTGGAGCCAGAGATCACAGCCTGTGATGCATCCGTTATAACGCAAAAAACGAGCATACAGATAGCATTCGATTACGGAGAAGTTCTCCGCACAGAATGCCCTATATGCTTGCTCTGTTGGTGCGTCTAGATTATCGACCCACTGGTCGAAGATCTCAATATCGATATGCTCTTTGGGACTGAGCGTAATCCCTTGCCTCGTCGCTTTCGCTGAAGTCCTGGGCTTGAGCTGCAGACTTTCTTTGTTCTTCACCTGAGGTTCCAATAGAGGCTCGTTCTTGTGCACCAGCTTCCTTCATCTTCTCTTTGGAAGAACCAACGGAAACGTCCTGGAAGATTTTAACGGCAGACGCAGCCTTACGTGCTTTGTCCTCATCAAACAACAGATCATAAGAATTTAAATCCTTATCATCGTCGTAATAAAAATCTTCGTCGTTCATGGTCGTTCCGTTTCCTTGATGTCTTCTTTGACATCAGTTTCTTCTTTATTCAGTTTATCTGAAGGTTGCTCTTTGTTAAGACGGCTTTTGGCGTATTTGTACGCAACATCTGCCGCCTGGCGATAACGACCCAGTTCTGCGGAAGTATCAGCAGAAGAGTCTTGCATCTTAGAAGTTACCCATCATGCTGGCAAGGCCACCAGCAAAGGTATCACGTTGACGTGCACGGTTGGACTGAGCAGCCTGACGCATCTTGGAACCTTCGAGACGACCGATGAGGGTTTCAAAGTCAGCAAGCTCGTTGGCACTCATGCCACCGCCTTGTTTCCTGTTGATTGCTGCATTAACTTCATCTTGAGCCTCGATGTCAGACATCCCGCTCTGACGAAGCTCTAAAGCAGTCGGAATACGTTGCTGGCCGCGCAGAAATGCGTCGTTTTCCAGGTTACCCAAATAAGGATTTGAGTTCATTGTTTTTTTAGAGAACTAAAAGTATTTTAGTATATTCAAGTTAGAAATTGAACATACTAGTGATATTCCTAACCATTTCAGTACCACGCTCAATGTTGGCAATGTTTTTATATCCAGCGTTTACGATCTTTTGAAGATCAATTTTGCCACGTGCTTCTTCTTGCAGCAAGGGAATTTTATTGTCTACCTCGTATTTTGTGCGTTCGGTAGCGCCAGCTTGCTGAAGAGCTGCGATTGCTCTTTGTGCATCCCAGCCATAGTTTGAAATTTGACTTTGATTACGTAATTCAGCGCCTTTTTCAGCTGCAAGAAGCTCTGGTTCAGTAATACCAAAAGTTCCAGAAGCTGCGCCGTATAAATCAAAAACTTCTTCCGTGGGTTCAGTCGTTTCTGTTGATGTTTCAGTCCCTGTCGTCGAGGATGGTGGTACTTGTCTATTGCGTTGAAAAATATTTTGTACAGTGCTTGCGCCTAACTTTTCACCAGCAAAACTTGTTTTGAGCTCAGAAAGAGGTGTGCCAGTGGCTGCTCTAGAAGCAATGACTTGTTTAAGATCTGCTGTTGTCCTTCCTCCAGGGGAGGTAGATGTTGTTGCAGCAGGAGGAGTAACAACCGGAGCGGGCGCATAACCTCTGTTCTGTGCAATCTCACGTATTGCTGCGCCGCCTAGACGTGCACCCGCCGCAGTAGATTTAATTGCCGAAATGGGAGTGCCTGCTGCAAGCTTGGCAACAACTGCTGCTTTTATTTCAGTGTTTGTTCTTCCTTTGTTTTTAGACATTTATAGAATACCTTTCTATTAAACAATCTTTTATAAGTTTACTATCAACCGATCATTGCATTGATAACAGCATTTACGTTTTGTGGGTTAAATGTCATGACACCACGTTGACCCTGGAACATAGGACCCCTTGATCTTTGCCACGCAATATCTTCAGGCGTTGTGATCGAAGCCATACCCTCCTTGGAAGTCAGCAGTTGATTAGTCATAAAAGATTCAAACGCTCCAGGATCAGCCGAAGACACGCGAGAGGCTTGTGCTCTTTTAAAAAGATCTTGTACTTCTTGATCGGTTGCTGACCTTCCTAATAAATCGGAATACGCGCCAGTAACAATAGGAGTAAGCGACTTATACCTTTCGATCGACTCCATGCCGAATGGCTTACGTTGAATGCGGCGCATACCACGTTCAATCTGGCCAGAACGCCAACCGGCTGCAGCCCCTTTTGCTGCAAACTCTTCAGCAGCGGTAAACGGATCAATAAAACCGCGCTTAACACCCTGCATTGCAGTTTTAATTGCGCGCGAAGGCTGAGCTCCGGCATATTGTCCGTAAAAACCGCCTAGAAAATCACTTGGATCAGTTGCCATTTTTACCTCTATTAGAATGTAGCCCCAGAGGTCCTGGCTGCAAAAGCACGTGAGAATGGATCGGAATATTTAGTAGCAAGATCTGCGCGTAAATCACGACCAAAAACACGTTTAGCCGCTGGGCTACCCGCTAATGCTATTTTACGTTGTTCAGTATTAAAATCAGACAGATCGGCAAACTGACGATTAAAAACATTGGCGCCAATCATATTAGTCATCGCTTCTTTTTGTGCTTCTTCTCTATTTTGAGAACCAAACAAACCAGCAATTAAATTAGCTCCAATGCCAGCAGCTGCGCCCCAAGGACCACCAAATGTAGCGGCAAGCCCACCAGCGGCTTGTAAGCCTTGCGCCCAAGGAGCCGTGCCACTGGAACTACCACCTGTTAAGGCAGGCATCAGGCTACCTGCTAACTGAAAACCAGTACTTGCAATATTGCCAAAATTAGCAGAAGAACCACCAAGACCACTGGTCAAGCTTGGAGAAGGTGTCTTGTAAAAAGAACTAGGGTCAAAATTTAAATTAGGGGGAAGACTGTAGCTCATCCGACACCTCCACGGCGATTTAAGACACCGTATGCATATGGATTAGGAGCATAAGAACTACCAAGTGCAGTAAATACTGGTTGATCGTATGCAAATTTAGCGCCTAAAGCAGCATTAAATGTATCTGCTGCTTTTGTAAGAAGATTACCAGTAAAAGAACGCGCATCTTTTTGTGCCTGGATGCCAGCGGCTTGTTGGGCCATGCGTCCCAAGGGTGCTTCCATGGCTTCAAGTTGGCGCGTGATATTAGTTGGATCATTCATGCGGTCCGCATTGCGTTGTTGCATAAAAATTGCGAACGGAAGAAAATCTTCTTCTTTAAAACTGCCGCCTGATGCTTCTTTAAATTTCGCATAATCAGAAAATAAAGAAGAAAGGCCACCTGCCAAAGGAGGTTGAGACGTTTGTGTTCCGCCACTATTAAAGATATTTGTGTAATTAGGAAAAGCCATGATCAACCAAAGCTAATGGCCGGAGATTGAAGCGCAATGTTGTAAGGACTTGTCGCAAGCGCTTGACGTACGGTTGCTCCTGTTTGTTGTTGAGCGCCGGTAGCAAGGGCTCCTGCAGTAGCAACAACACCTTGCTGAAGGTACGCTTGATTCTGTGTATTGATTAAAGCCTGACTTCTAATTAGTTCAGCGTTCTTCATTTTATTAATCAGTGGAATATTTCTTTGCAGATCAAGATGCGCCTGATTAGAGGCATCTCGATTTAGATCGCGCATCATGCTGGTATACACACCCATGTTGTCACGGTACTGTGTAGTGCCAAGCTCGGCTATCTGCCGATTCATTGCTAGTTGATTGCTGAAACTATCATCACCAGACGTTGGTTCACCCGTTGCTTTTCTTTTTACAGACTCAACTCCTTTAGCCGCAGCCCCTGGTAACAATGCACCAAGGCCCATGAGACCATATCCTGCCACCTGAGCGATAGGATGTTTAATCATCGTGAGGCCCGTGCCAACAGCACTTAAACCTGCTGGAATCGCTACAGCACCTAAGGCGCCAGCGACGCGACCTTCGTTCGCTTCCGAAAGAGCCGTTGTTACGCCCGGAATAATAGAAGCTAAACCAACAGCAGCTGGAGCATACTTACCGTATTTACCGAGGAATTCTTGGGCTCCGGCTTTCCCTCGTTGGAGACCTTCGTTTAATTTTGTGCCAACCTCGCCTGCTCTTTGTCTTAGGTCGGGCGAAGGTGGCTGAGGTCCCATGTAAGTAGCACCACGGGGTTTTAAAGCTTCAGGAGGAAGTTCCCCTGCTAAAACACGCGCACGAAGATTAGGATCGTATACTTCTTCTGCGCCAGCCTGGAGTAACGTTAACTGCTCGGGCGTCATTTATCGATAAGTCTTTTATAAAATAAATTCTATCACTGCATTATTTCATACTGAACAACGGTCGGTAATTTTTGCTCGGTTGCTTTTGATGCAAGTGCAGCATTAGCTAAATTACCAGCAATAAGACCGGCACCCGTACCTAATGCGGCACCACCTAAACCACGCCTGAAGGAACCTCCCAACTTGGGAGCAGTACGTATCGCAGTTGCAGCGCCGGCAATACCGCCAACAGCCGCAGTAACAGATGGAATAGTGATTGGATAACCAAGCATGCGAGCCTCTGGTACCCCCTCAAGATTTTCAGGTGTTGCTTTAATGAGGCCAAGAAATCCTTTGTCTTGATAGTAGTTACGTAGATAATTACCGTAACGTTCAGGTGTTAAAGAAGGAATATCTTTTTGTGCTTCTTCGTAAGCAAGGGGACGTCCAGTACGGCCAAGGAAGAAACGCTCAAATAGTTCAGGAACAGGTTGCGTTGTTTCCCTGCGATCTTCTGATCCTTCCGCTGCATAAGCCTGGGCAAAACCCTTTGGCCTGAACATCTCACCAGGATTCAAGATGTTGTAAGCACCGGCAACTGCTGTAACTGGGACGGCAATACTGGCGGTGATAAGACCTGTCTTTGTAGGCCCCAGGGCTTCGTATGCTTTCTCTCCAAGGGCAGTCTTGGCGCCTGCCTCAAGAATGGCTAGTGGGTGGTTGTAACGCCAATAGATGCCACGTGTGCCGTCATTAGTGAGGTCCGTCATCAGACGGGTGGCAAAAGCAGCGGTTGCCTCGACGGGTGTCTCTTTAAAAGAAACGCCTAATTTTTCTAGGTTTTGATGGTACTGCTGTCGAGTGATGTTTTTAATGCCAGGTGCTTCTTTAAGAATCGTTGGATTACGTTCCCCTTGAAGGTATGCAAGACGACTAGCTTCAGCACTTTTGCTTGCACCTGTAGCTAGCTTTTGCTTTACCTCACCTACTTGATTGAGAAGTTGTTGAAAGCCCATCACCCTGCACCTCCTAGCGTTTGCCGAATCAACGCTTGATCTTCAGGACTCAAGTACTGCTGCCAACCACCACGTTGATTTAACAACTGTTGGAAATCCTGTGGATCTGGTAAACCAGCCATCTGGAAGTTGGTACCTTCAGACAAAAGCTGAGGTGTTTGCAGGTGATTAACTAACGCACGTTGTTCAACTTGTTGTGCAATCTGCTGTGGTTGTCCTGTTCCATAGATAAGTGGAGAGGTTACATAACCAGCACCAATAGACGCAGCAATATTAAGTGGTGTCTCAAAACGGTGAGTTCCTTGTACAACCGTTTCTTCTCCTGTATCTAAATTTCTTGTCCTAATAGGTTTATACGCATTAGGCCGGAGCGCACGCAAACCACCTAAAGCAAGAACGTCTGCTCCAACATCTACAGCACCAGAGGCAAGTGCTTGCAGAGGAGTGGCGCCACTAAGTAAGGACAGTCCGGTAGCAAGCCCGCCACTCATAAGGGCCGGTTTAGCGACATCTTTTAATAGTTGTGCAAAACCTGCCGCAGACGCCATGGTATTGTTTTTCTTTTATTATAGATGGCCTGATTTAAGCCTTCTTAACGTCTTCATTATTACGTTTAAAGATTTCTGCTTTATCTTCTGGCGTACTAGACATTAGCTGAGCAACAGACTTGTCGCCTTCTGCTTCTTTCAATGCACGCTGCTCTGCTGCTGCCATCATGTAGCCCTTGGGATCTGGGTTATTGACACGTGGCATTGGATTGGAAGCACGCTTCTCTGGCTTGACGGTTGGACTAATGCGGTAGGCTTCGACCCAGATGGGAGAAAAACCTGGCTGATCTTCTGGACGCAACGCAGTATTAGGCCTGCCTTCTTCAAAGTTGTAACCTTCTTTACGTGTGAAGCGACCAATATTAGCAAACACTTCGTATTCTTCTGGTGAATTACCAACGAAGTTAAGACCTGGGTTCAGTTGTAACTTACGTGTTTGTACGCGACGCAATAGGTCATCTTCTGTAAAGCGGCTTGGCATCCATGGTGCTTTGCCTGTAGATGGCTTTGATGAAAATGAATCATCAAAATCAACTTTACGTTTTACCAGGAAAGGATCCTTGGTGAAATCAATATAACGATCTAGTGCTAGGCGATGATCTTTTGCCATTACTTCTTATCTTTTCTCTTTTTCAATCCTACCAACGTTTGACGCAAGCGTGCTTGTTTAACAGTTTTGTCATCGTAGTCATCTGGGTTAGAAAGGACATTTTCCTGCAGTTGAGCAGTGGTAATGCCTTTGCGTTTGGCTTTAGCAGTGAAGGCACCTTCCTTCATCTCCATTCCTTGAATCCACTTCTTGTCTTTCTTTTTCTTTTCAGCCATGATCAACCTTTCCGTGAACCACGGCGGCGTCCCGCCTGTGCCATTGCTTGTTTCATTACTTGATTAATATCATAAGTTGAGATGTTCCCAGCTCCGGAAGACTCTGGTCCAGAAGTAGGTCTTACGGACGCAGCTCGGGGACCCATCTCCAGGTTTAAATTACGGGAAGCGCCCACACCACGTTCGTTTGGATTCAAGTAACCAAAACGGGTGAAATATGGTTCGCCTGTTTGAACGTAGCCCCCAAGAGGCAACGTACCTCCGACAGGACCATCTGCATAAAAAGCGTTACTGCTAAAAGGTCTTTTTGTGTTTGCAATAAATCCGCCGCCAATATTGCTGATATAAGGTGCCGTATAACCAGTGCGTGCTGTTTCCATCGAACGACGCAAGTCAACAAATTTTTGGCCTGTTGTACCAAGGCTAGCGGCCGTTGATTGATTTGATACTTGAGGAGCACGCTCAACAGTACGCTCTTGGCTAATAATGTTAGTTGTTGGATAGCGCCTACCGGTCTCAGGATCAACTTTAATTTCATATAAGGTAGGAGGAAGGAATTCCGTAGCTACATAAGTGCCTTCACCGCCTGGTAATCTAACGGTACGCATAGCAACATTTGGATAATTAGTGAATTGAGGGCGCGAAAGAGGTAATAATTGAGGTACGGTTTCCCCAGTGGAAAGTAAACCTTGGGCGCTTTGAGCGGATTGTGTGGCAGTAAGAACTTCATTAGTGCGGCGATCCCGTACTACTTGAGGAGCGCTTTGAATACGCGGCGAGTGGAAAGCAACAGCACCTTCATAGTCATCAGCAATAGACATTGCGTCTACACCGCCAGTACCACGTACGTCTAAAAGACCAGGAATGGGACGTGGTTCACTGCTCTTATCAACTTTAGGTACCTTGCCATACTTTGTATTCTCATAAAGGATACCTCCATTTGGCCCAAGCATGGCCGGATAGCCAAAAACAGGGCTTTCTTTGGTCACTTGGCCATACTGACTAATAAACTCATGAGCAGCTTTGGGGTAGTAACCTTTTTTAGCTGGTTGAAGAACTGGTAGTTTATAGCCACGTGCTTGCAAGCCTTTATCTAATGACTCAATAAGAAAATCATTGTATGAAATGGCACTACCCATATCACTCAATAATTTTCCTTCTGCCATTCCCTGCTCTAATAACTCTGGATAGCGGCGCCCAAGGAATTCTTTTTTAGTTGAAGGATTATTAAGATAAGAGTCTTTTGCGTCTTGTATGATTTCGGTAAGCATATTTAAGGGTAATTGAACTTGACGCAAGCCTTGTTTTTCAAGGAATACGTAAGGTCCTTTTGTGCCATCAGGGTTGGCCGTGCGTTTACCAACTAAAGCAACCAAAGGCTCTTCGCCTGTAATTGTTGATTGACTGCTACGTACATAAAGCCTACCGTCTGAACCTGTTTCAATGCGTGGGTCAGCTTTTCCAACTACATCTTTTTCGTAATAAGCAGATGTAGGCTGCATAGATACCATTTTGCTTGGCTCACCCGTTACACCTTGGTAACCACCAACTAATTTGGTGACCAATCTATCTTCGTAATCACCTTCAACCATCATGGTTGGATCGGTAGGACGCAAGCGACCCATCGGATCACGTTCTGAAGCGCCTTCAAAAACTAACCGACCTGTATTCGCGTCAATTCTAAAGCCACGGGAAGTATCGCCTTCTTCCGTGCTACGTGTGGGCATTACACGATCAATACGTTCTTGACGCGTGTAAAGCTCTTCGTTACTGCGGTTAAGTGGACGAATGCCTCTCGGAGACTGGGAACCACCAACTGCAAGTTGGTACTGTCCAGGGAGATCGGTGCGGCTCTTACCAGTGCGCTCATCAAACGTACGGCTAAGCGTCAAGCCACCAGGGCCTTCACCCTCACCTAAATCTGTAGCACCTTCATAGTCATCCCAAGACACTGTTTGAACGTATGGTGTATCTCCTGCGTATTCGTCATAAACAACCTCTTGACCCATCTGCGCACGACGAGCAGCCTGTTCATCTTTCCATCCAGGTACCTCAGTCATGCTTGCCCTGGCGCCAGGGGTAATTTCATGCGTTAAGTTGGTGCCAACACGTCCAGCATCAACACGTAAGGTACTGCCAAGTAAACCGCGAATCTTTTCGGTTGGTACTGTTGGGTTTAACAGTAGTTGGTGTTCGTAGGAACCAGGTGTAAAGTTAGCTGCTGCTGAAATCCGATCTGCGCGATCAAGGCTGGTTATGGTTACGGGCTCAGTACGTTGAGGTGATACGTAGGGTTTCATGGCAGGCCCTTGAACAGGACCTTCAAAATCACTCATGTCAACATCTGCACCAAAGAAACCAGCAGATTCTTGAGCCTTGGATGGACGAAGATCTAAGCCAATTTGTTTGCCGAATGTCCTACGTTCTTGCGTAGACATTGCAGAAACACCAGGAAGATCTCCACGTGCACCAGATAAATTAAAACCAGAGAGAGGAGTATTACGAGCTTCTTGTTGACGCAAGAAATTACCAAGAGCAGCTTGTTGATGCTCTGGTACACCATCAGACAAATCCAGAGCCATAAAGCGATCCATTGCTTTTGCTGGAAGCACGGGACTTTGGTCAGGATTTAAGTCAGTTCTTGGAGCACCGAGTGCACCCATCTGCGCCATCAGACGTTCTTGACGGGGCGTTAGTTCTTCTACGGCTCCTGTGTATTTCTCAACGGCGACAATGGGCTTACTATAGCGAACGGAATCTACGTCACGTTGGACTACGGATTCAAGTTTGGAGTCAAGTTGATCCGAGCCGCTCTCCAGGGAGTCAAGTGCATTTTCTGCAATTGCAGATGTAGTTTTTTGTTGAATATTAACTAAATCATCGACTGCTGCTTTGGCAAAAGATTGTGCGTTTATTTCGGCAGGTGGAGCATCAAACTCTTCTGTCCTTGGTTGTGCGCGAGAAGCAGCCGTTACATCGGAAAAAGGAACTTCAGTATATTTAGAAAGATCGACCGTTGAAGATTTAACAGCAGCTTCCGGTTGAGTAATGGCAACTTTTGAAAGGGAAGGAGTTGCACGCAGTGGAGGAGTGGTAGCAACAGTAGAAAGATCAGCTTGCTTAACACCTAACCCTGTTTGTTTTGTTTGAGGAGAACGACGGCCAGCTAATTGCATAGCTCCATACGTACCAGCGCCCAAAACACCTAAGCCTGCAGCTACAGCGCCCAAGATGCCGGGTAGATTTGACTCCTCTTGGGGTCCACGCAGTTGATTACGGCGGAATTCAAGGACCTCTGGCGCAAGTTCTGCCTTTTCCTCTGGATCTTCGGGGTATGGAGTCCCAGTGGCACGGCTGTATGCGGCAAAGTCGGCGGGAGACAGGGCCATGG